AGTAAGTGAAAGTCCCGGCCCCCGGATTTGCGATTCGCTCCAACTCAAAGAAGGTCCCGCCGCCGTCAGTTGTTCTGTAGACGCGAAGGTAGGGGTAGTTTGTGGTATCCGCCAGGCCGACTAACTTAACCTGCGGGACGAGGTTCAGGAAAGGCCCGGTGGAGCTAGGCATTGTATCCGGGTTGAATTGAATGGCTACCCGGTTGGTAACATTGCCTGTGATAGTTTCGTAAGAATATGAGTAAGTCCAGCCGATGTTTACGACAACCGGGTGGGAGGATGCCGACCAGGGTAGGTAATAAACCTTAGACCCGGATGCGTGAGTGGCGGCGATGGTCCCCTGGGCCGCACGTAATACCGTCAGGGTAGTAGCCCCCTTAGCGGTAACCGTCATGGTTTCATAATTAACCTGGACGTTAAATGGCGCGGCGGGAAGGCTGGCGGTCGAAGTGGTGTTAAGGGTAACCGTAACGGCGGTAGCCTCGACGGTTAAAGCAACCTGACTACCGACCAGGCTAACCGGGGTAGTTGGTCCCAAAGCCCCCCAGGGTTTCGTGATAATAACCCCGGTGGTACCGTCAAGGATTACAGAACCGAGTAAATCGGCACTTACGGAAGGGTAGGATTTAACAAATAAAAGGCCGCGTGATACCGCCGCTTCATGCGGGATAAGCGAAGCATTGGAGCCACGAAGAGGGTCGGCTAGCTGCCAGTATATCGAGTCGGACAGGTTGCAGTAGTATAACTTCCAGACTGTGGTGGGGCCAGGTAGACCCAACATGATCGTCGTGGGGATTAAATTAACCGCGACCGACGCGACAAGGAAGATATGCGAAGGTGTTTGCAGGGTTTCGTATACCCACAAGCGGTCAATTCGCGCCCCAGAGGGGAGAGCGTCGGTACCGGGGATGCCAATGGTCCCGTAGCGTTTCGCTAGTTTCCCCCCAAGAGTTACAAGAGTATTCTGCGAACCGGCGACTAGGCGCGGGTTCTCGCTCAACTCCCGTTCGATTGTATTATACGGAAAATCGAGGGAGTTCCAGGTCAGACAGTCAAGTTGGGAGGAGAACGGCATTAGTAGGTATTGAAAGTATCAAAGTCTTGCTGCAAAAAGTCTTGCTGCAAGGAGTTTTGTGGAGGCCGAATAGTAGTTTGATTTTGCATCCCCAGGTTACCATAAGTCCCCTGTTGCTGTGACATGCTTTCATTATTCTGGGCCAGCCCCATCAGCAGCGGGAGCAACTGGGCCAGACCAAAACCGCTGCTTTGCCCATTATTCCCGGACTGATACCCGCCCGCATTTCCGGCCCTATTTCCCAGGCCATTCAACAAACTGCCATTTTGTCGCCCACCCGCGAAGATAGGGGAGAAACTGTTGCCGAACCTATTCTGCCCGCCAGCCCCGTAGTTCTGCAAAGCCTTGAGAAGAAACTGAAGCTGGTTACTTTGATATGCAGGATCACTTTGCCCCGCGAAGGTATTTCCAGTAGCCAGGGAGCTAGTATCTACCGTCGAAGCTGCCTGTTTCGCCGCCGCATCCCGCCGCGCCATAGCCTCCACCTGGGCGTACTGCGCCGGGGTGGCATAAGTCATAGCCGAGGAGGCTTTGCCTGGGGTCGCGGGGTTATTGACGAAATTATCGTAGGGGTTGATGGCCCCAGGGACCCCGCCATTAGCTACTGCCGCGTCATTCCAGGCTTTCTGGCCTGCCAGTTGGTTTTTGTTAAACTCATCCGCCTGCCACTGCTGGAAGTCGCCTAAAGTCTGGTTGCCGTTTGCGCCGTAGATGGCCGGTCCCTGCTGTGCAAGACGCTTAGCTTCCCGGTTAGCCACAATAGTCGGGTCGGTTGAGGCCCCGCCGGTAGAAAGGGCGGTAGTTGCCATAGAAACAGGAGTAGGACTACCCGCCCCGAAGTTATTAGTATTCAGAGTAGGCGAGGCGATAGGGGTGCCGCCACCAAAGTTATTGGTATTAAGCGTCGGATTGATAGTCCCGGTTGTCGTCTGGGCTGTAGCGAGAGAACCGCCGCCGAAGTTGTTGGTATTCTGTGTGGGAGTAACCGGGCTAGCCGCTTGGTAGGCCCCGGCACCGAAGTTATTGCCATTCGCCCCGTAACTGCCACCAGTACCGCCGACACCCGCTACAGGCTCCGCAGGGTTACTACCCCCGCCAGACATCCCGCCCCACCCAGGAATGCTTCCGTTCGCTTTCATGTCGCCTATATCAGTCATTCCGGGGTTATTTGGCATATTCTTATCTCTTTCCTATTTTAGCTTAGTTTTTGCTTCTTCCGGCGGTTGAAGGCCAGGCCTGCAAGGACGGGGTTAAGTTTCGGGGTGGAGTTCAGTGTGGTTCCTTTGTTCTTGGGGCTAAAGATAGGTGTCTGACCTTTACTCGAACCACCCAAATTACTCAACACTTCTTTTCGGCTATTAAGCATTTTTTCTTCTCGCAGTACCGGATTATTACATCATGGTCAATTTTATCCGCCATTTTTTCACGCCAGAAGGCTTTTGTGTCTTTAGCCGGGGCGAATGAAGGGCGGGGGGTTAGGTTAGGGGGCATTTAGGCAAGGCTAAAAAATCCCGCTCATTATCCCCGGAAAATATCCCTCGCCCGATCCACCGACCAGGCCCTCAGAGGGGGCGACAACTTGATTACCAAGCTCCATGCCTTCCGCATTAGCCATGTCATAGATTGATTGATTTAACTCTTGTAGTTTCGCGGCTCTGTCCGGTGAACCCGCAACCTGGGCGGCCCCCCAGCGAAGGGCGTCGATGAAGGTCGAGAGATAGATGTCGTCAAAGGGCACATAGGTACTCTGAAGGGTAGTAGAAGTAACCTGCGGGGCGAGTTTCTTATATACCCCGTCAATCAGGAACTGGGTAGAGCCGATGTTTTCCCCAATTTGCGGGTAGACTCTGAACGACCGAGTATCCATAATATAACCAATATCTCGGGGCAGGCCGCGTAGGTATTCCTTACGCAGGTTCTTGATTACCTTTAATTCCATACGGCGGGGTAGTGGGGTCGAGGAAGTCTGGACCAGATATGCCTGCCGAAGGCCGTAGAAGTCAGTTGGGACCGCGTAAAAGGGCGCTCCGTAGTCCTGGATCAGGGGGATGAGCCAGAAGGGGGGTAGAGTGGCTAGGGAAACCCGCCAGTCGTAGGCGTGCCAGATTTTATTAAGGGCTATGTTCGCCACATAAGCTGCGTGATCGGCTTCGATAGCCCGAGGCATGGTGCGGTTCGCCACCGATAAAGCATCTGCGATTGTATATGTTGAAGCCATTTACTTAGCCGACTCCTGTTCATCCAGCCTGTATAATTTCTCTTGCTGAGCACAAGTCAGTAACGCCGACTCAAATACCGCCCGCTGACCACCAAACGCAACCTGGCCACCTTGAACCTTAACATCCCCGGCCCTCGGGTCCTGCGCCCAAGACATAGCTTTCCAGAGGACGCCCTCGCGGTAAACCCAAAAGAAGTCATCGGGGATGGTGAGGAACCCGGCTGTGTACATGGTCGATTTTGTTACATCCGGGGCCGTTTTCTTGTAAATGGAAATCAACTTCTGGCTAGCCGCGCCGCTAGGTATGGTCCCAGGGGTGGGGTCGATCCGCAAGGTGTCTACGGAGTTAATCGACATAATAGCCGCCGAGCCAGCTTGTCCGGCTCTCAAAATACCTGTTTGTGGATATATGGCGGTAGGCTTCAGGTGGCGGGTGGTTTTGCCGTCCAGTTGCAGAATATCGTAGAGGTAGAGGAAATCGGCGGGTAAAGTAACCGCATAATCCTGCGTGTTACTTACCAGCGTCAATTGGGGCATCAACCCCAGCGTCCACCGCCACGGGGCATACCCCCAGAACATCTTGTTGACATCATCGAGTATGCCGGGGGCAAGACGTTCCAGGTCCATGTTTCCGATGTACTTTTTAACGTACTCGAAGGCGGCGAAAGCTGGGTATGTTGAGGCCATTTGGGTTAGTTAGTTACGTCCTTGAGGGTTAATGCGGTCCCCCGATTGATCCTTCGCCGGTCGGGAATAAACCCGGAGGGATGGTATTACCGGCCCAATGTTTCTGACAATTCTGGCAGATTAGGTGGATGATGCCTGAGTGGTCCTTCTGGCCCGCGAGGTGGGTGCGCCCGTTTTCTTTCAGGTGACTACAAGACGCCTGCTTCTGCTTCTCGCTTGCCATCTTCTGTCGAACCGAGTCGATACCCGCTTGCCGGGACTTCTTCTGATTCTCAATTTCTTCTTCAATTGCCGCTTCTTCTCGTTCTAGTCTCTGTAGCTGAATGAGTTTAAGCCGCGTTTCTACATCTTGGAGGGTGGGTTCGTTTTGTCCGAGAGACTTGAACCGAGTGTCGTTAGGTGAGTTTGCCATAAGGTGGGGGTTGGGTAATGAGGAGTTTGTGGTGAGGGGTGTGTACGTTTAGATAAAGACCAAGGGGCCTCTATTCATTTTACCAGGGAATATGTGTATGCTTAGCCTTCCCCATGCCCCGCTGCCATTCGGGGTTATCGGCGGAAGAGAAGGTTGTTTCGGCTTGTGTGGGGGTAATCGCCCCCGAGGCGACGAGGCGTAAGAGGATGGTTCGCCAACCACGGACTTCCTCGCGCCAGGGTACTTCGATGGTGCGGAACCAGGGGTTTTTATTGGGGTCCTTGATTTCGCCTCTTTCCAACCGGAAGCCGCCCGCCCCCTCGTAGACATCCCCAATCGGGACCTCTTCTTTCTTGCGGGACATAATGGAGCGTTCAGGCATTACTCCGGCTTCATAAGGGATATGGGTTTCCTTGAAGAAAATACACTTCTTGGTGGAGTTAAAGTTATTCCAGACGAAGACCAGGTTAGGGTTTAGGCGCTTGAGCTTTTCCTCCAGAACATCGTGGTGGATGGGTCGCCCGATTCTCTTCTGCGCCAGCGTCGGGTCCAGGTTTTCGTCAGCGAGGAATTTGCAATTCTCCTCTGCCGCCGCGATGTAGGACTTTACTTTAGCCTTCTGGGCAGCGCGGGCATCGCCTCGTTTTGTGGAAGCGTAGTTGTTTTCTGTATTAAGTAACATTTAGGTTTTGGGTGGGTCGTGGGGCAAGCGGTCTTTATTATCCGCGAGGTTTTGGGCGAAACGGAAGAAGAAGATGTAGAAGCGGTAGGAGGTGGGGGTGGGATCGGGTATGGAGCGGGCGAAGGCCTGAAAGAGGCGTAAACCTAGCCCCGCGTTAACCAGTTGGTCGAAGAGGGTGTGAAGGTTGTTATCCATTGGGTGTTAGTCTATTTTGCGGCGACCGAGTGTGGTGGCGAGGTTATTGATGGTCTGAGAAAGCCCTGTGTGCTCTGTTTCCAGGCGCCTGATGCTGTCTGTGAGGTTGGTAAAGTGAATCCTGGCTTCCTCACTGCGAAGGTAGGTCCCGTTCATTCTTTTCAGTAACTCGTCGGTAAACTCGGCCCTGAATAGCTGTAACGCTGGCCCCAAAGCCTCCGCGATCTCCTTCTTAGCCTCATCCCTAGCCACCGTGGTTTGTTCCTTGTGTTTACTGATACTTCTTTGAGTTAACAGATAAACGGCGAGTGCAGGGATAGTGGCTTTTACGGCCTCTGGGAATAAGCCGGGGAGGAAGTCTTGGAGCATGGCGGGGGTGAGAAGCATATTAGTTTCCTACTCTCGGGGAAACCATTTCGTAGGTTTGAGCCAACGTAGTTAGTTGGGTGTCTGTAAAACGGCTCATACACTAGCCCTTAACATGGTGCCCTGTAAATTTCTCCGTTATTCGCAATACATGCTCCGGTTGCACCGCCCCCGGCAAACACAGGGATAATCACAGCCCCATACCCGGTGATAGTTAACCCTATCGTCGGCGTGCCACTTCCCTGCGCCGTGTATAAATGCAGGAGGCCGCGCTGTGCTCCAGGAGTGTTGTCAAAAATCGCAGATCGGATGGACGCATAAATACCTTCAGTGGGACCAGCCCCTGTGAGGGCGCTAAAATTCAAAATTGAACTTATGGCACTGGCCCCAGTGTTGTCGTTTTTAAAAAGCTCCAAGGCGGGATTAGACCCAATCTGCGAAATCTTAAGAGGCACATCAAAGATCAAGCCAGTTTTCAACGAAAATTTTCCGGTCAGGGCGCTGTAATCCCAGATTGCAACGTTATTCGTTTCATCCTTGAAGGTCACTACTGTATCATTGGACCCTACGCCAAGAGAGTATTCAGGCTGCAATATCCGAAATACTGTGCCGTCATACACTAAACGTCGTCTTTGTCCGATGACAATACTTCCTGCAATCGGATCTGTTGTGCCGTCCGCCAGTTTAACAGATTTTGCGCCCAGACCACTGACGTTAAGGGTAACCGCGCCGGGTGTGGCTGATACATTAGCGATCCATCTTAGCTCCATTCCGGTTGTGTAGCTTGCGACCGCAGGGTACGCGGTACAGGCGTATGTGATCGGGCCACCAGTTGAGTTGCACTGTACGTTTACGTTCGTAGGTGCGGGTATGATGGATACCTTAGTCTCTTGGTACCCAGAATAGTAGATTTTATTCACCAACCCGTTTGTTGAGGGCACATTTTCAATTAGACAATCTCCGACAGCTTGCATAAAAACCGTCAAATAAACTCCAGCCAAAATCATGGACCCACCGGGCGGACCACCCTCGCAAACGTTATTGATAAGCGTGTTACCGATCGAGCCGATGTAGTAATCACCGACTGTATTATTGGAGGCGTAATTCCCCGAGTACACGTTGCCCGAACCTCCGGTCAGGTAGAATCCATACTGGCCGTTGATTACCGCATGGTTATTCTGAACGGCGGTGATATTGCAGTAGTTGTTTGCACAGCTTATCCCGTGTTTGAAGTTTTTCCACACGTAGTTATTGACCACAAACATTTGGTCTGTCTCAAACGTATCGGCAAGGTGAATGCCGTCCTCGCCAAACCCGTAGACTACATTATTCGTGATGCGGATTGACGAATCCTGTGCCGTGATTCCGCTTTGTGTAGCACCCAAAACCGTAGATTTTGAGTAAAGGTACATTCCGTCGATTGCGGAGTACCGATTACCCTGTACAAAATCTACCCCGGCAACCCCAGCCGCAAATATGATTACCGACTTGCCTGCTGTCGACACTGGGGGGCTGTTCGGATCATTTATGCCGCCAGTCCCCTGTATCGTGACCGGAGTGTTAGCTAAAATAGTCCATTTGCACGAACTGTAATAGTAACCGCTCGTGACTCGCACAAGGCCACCAGCCGTAGAGGCGGCATTCAGGGCGGTGCAATTATCTGTACCAGAACCGGAGGTAAAGTTGTAATCACCCTTTGCTCCCCACCACTGAGGCAAAACCGAAACGATTTTAGCCCCCGCCAAACTTACCGTTCCACTAGCGGAATAGTCGAATATCTTACTCGCGGCAGCGGTAATGGTACCAGTTAAAGTAACCGTTGCGCCACTCGCTGGCTGAATACTCCCGCCGTTAAACGCTAGATTGGCTGAACAGGATTGCGTCGGCACATTTAACCATGCGGTAGTTATAGAAACCGTCGCCCCAGACGCCCCCCGAGCGCACGCAACCGCAAAGGTTGTCGCCCCGGCATCGGACAGGATCGGTCTATTTTTCACCTGCGTCGTGTAGTCAATCTGTGTCTGCCCGTTAAGCAGAAAACTACATAAAAGTCCGAGAATTGCGAGAATTTTCATTTACCTTAAGAACCCCAAACCCTGGCAGAGAGAACGTCAGTACCACTGGGTAATACTGCCCCCAACATGGTAATAGTAGTAGCGGCCACCGTGTAATCCAGCCCCAAAGTCAGATAATTCCCATTCCAGAACCAGTCGATGGAAGAGATGGTAGACACGGAAGGAATAACAAAATACCTATTAACCCCATCAATGGTCCCGGTTATAGAGCCATTAGCCGTAGAAACCTGAAGGCTGGACCCGATAACAGATACGCCCCCAGAACCAATACTAGTGTTTACCAGGGCCGTGACAGAAGAACCGGCAGTCGGGGCGATGTTAAAGGTAACCGCCGACCCCACGCGGGTATAGGTAGAAGTATCCTGCTTCTGCCCGTCGATGAACATAACAGCCAGAACAACGGGGGAGTACGGGATAACGAAGGTGGCATTAACCCCATCCGCCGTCCCAGTGCAGACATATTCGATGATATTCGTGGAGGTAAAAGAGGTCGTGGCGTCTTCGGATTGGGGGACGGGAGTAAAAGCCACAGTAGCCGCTGTCGGGGAGGTAAGAGTGGGCGGGGTTATGGTGTAAGTAGCTCCGGTTATGGTGAATAACGTCGGGAGCGTGCCAGCCGGGAAGGGGTAGATTAACTTCCAGGTGTTGTCGTACCAGTATGCCGCGTATTTGGTATTCGGGGGGTCGATTTGGGAGTTGGGGAATACCGAAGTGTTATTATCCAGGACCCCCTCGATAATTGGGATAACCGTCCATTGGGGGAGTGGCTGAGAGGTCCCGAATAAATTAACATGCGCCCACTGGACGCCGTTTGCGTCTAGAGGTAAGGCCACGCCGAGTAACAGATACCCGGAAAACAAACTACCACCCGACCAGGTAACATTCGCGGATGTGACAATCTTCGTGGTCGTTGGGTTGATATACGGCAAAAGTTATCCTATGTGTATTTTAGCAAGAAGATTAGTCAAAGATGTGGTCGTGTCGCGCCTTTACGGCCTTGGCAACCTGAACGAGATCAATCGAGAATGACGCAGCAAATGACGGGACTGCCAGCAAAGCGGCCAGCAGCAGCCGTTTCACTTGGCCACAGCCTTGCACGCCACTTCAGTGCCTGATTCATCTACAGCATCAGTACCGCAAGCGGATTTAATATCAGCCATAGCCTTTTCATATGCGGCCTTAGCTTTAGTCAGTTCAGCCTGAATCTCCAGATACCGAGCCGTGTTCGAGTGGTAGCCAGCCAACGCCTTCCAGCGTTCTTTCAGCAGCGCGTCGGACAACTTGGGCGGATCGGCTGCAAACATCGAATTTGCCATCAAAAGTCCTGCGATGAGTGTTTTCATAAGTTCGTTTTTTGTCTCTAATTAACTATGAAATAGCTAAAGCAAGCGGGATTCGTTACAGGCGCAGTTGCTGTCAATGTGAAGCTGGTCGCCGCAGTTCTCGCAGTCACACCGTAGAGTGCCGGAATCGTCGCATTGCAGGTTACCCCTAACTTTGTTCCCAAGCTGGAATCATAGACAACAAAAATTTGGGAGTTTGCAGTAACCGCTGTGCTGTTAACCACTACTGTACTAGCCGCCGCAGCAACAACAACTGACCCGGCAGCAGCCGCCGCACAAACGGCAGGTCCAGCTGAGGAAGAGCAGTTAGTTTCTGAGCCAAATAAATTAGCAGATGCTCTGCCATTTACGGACAATAGAGAACTTGCGGTTGTCGTCCCAATGCCAACGTTGCCTGTAGATGAGATTCTCATCTTCTCTGCGCCAGCGGATTGGAATGCAAGAAAATTACTTGCCCCGAAATTATTTATAACACCAGTCCCGTAAGCAGTGTGGTACTGAGACGCAGCAACGTCTGAAGTGTTTACATACCCAAGAACATCTAAAGAATACGCTGGCGTTGTCGTCCCGATCCCAACGTTGCCGCCGCCCAGAATCGTCATCCTTACACTGCCTGATGTATCAAATGAATGATTCAAAGCACTATATTGCGCAGGAACATAAGCTGAAGTTGTCCTATTGTAGGACTGCAAAATAGTAGTAGAGCCAGTCCATCCTATTTCTAGCGCAGGTCCGGTTGCCGCAGCTCGGTTTGCATATCCTGAAGCAATGATTGAACCGCCGCTTACTTCCAAACTTTGAGATGGAGTTGCAGTCCCGATGCCCAGCCTGTTGTTCGTCGCGTCCCAAAAGAATTGCCCAGCGTCTTGATTGAGCGTGCCAGATGCCGAGACATACGGAACCGAGCCAACTGTAGTGAGGTTGCCTACGCCGCCGATCAGGTCTGTTCCGGCTACTGCAATGGACGGAACCCCGGTCGTCGTCGTGTTTTTGAGCAAGCCGGTTGCAAGCCCCGACAGCGCGGTGCCGTTGATTTTTGCGACAGTCGGGTTTGGATAGGTGCCGCTAAGGTCGCCACCGGCAGCACCAGTTGGTGATGGGCCGGGGAAGGTGCTAATCTGCGCGAAAATGCTTCCCAGACAAAGACAAATTAGTGTAAGAAATCTTTTAATCATTCTATGGCTATTTTAGCAAGAAGATTAGTCGAAAACCGGGTAGATAGCCCCGCCCGTTGGGTCGCCGCCGAGGAGCAGTTTCAATATCGGGTCCAGCGTCATGCGACTACCTCAAGTTCAGTGTACCCCTCGCGGATGATTGACTCACGCACTGGCCGTGGCAGGATGATGCAGCCGTTGGACGCCGTGCCCTTCCCGTTATCGCCGTGGATCAGGAAGCCGCTTCGACCGTGCATCACGTTGGCTGGTTCGGGCGTCAGCCGAATGCAGTATTTACCGCACTTTGCATGGGCGAACGGCTCTGGCACGATGCGGTAAACGCCACGGGGTAGTGGCCCGATGTTACGGACGTGATCCATCGCCGGGTTGTTCTTGCCAGTCTCAAACCCTGCGTAGCCGGTCACTAAAAAACCGTCTTTCGCAGACAGCACGCCCCGGCCTTGCGCGTAGGTGAGGCGCTTCATGCGACCGGCAGCTTGAACTTCGCGTCCTTCGCTGGTGCTTTTTTTGTGGTTGCCATAAATTCTCCTTAGTCGAAAATCGGATAGATCGCGCCGCCGGTGGGGTCCTGATGACGTAGCGGCCCGATGTCGTTGTATCCGGTTCCAAATTGTGCCGTGCCGGGGAATCCATCGTCAATAGTATTTTAGCAAGAAAAAAGCCCCAGTCCGAAGACCAGGGCTTTTAAGACTACAGAGTGCGACAGCTATCATCCAATACTGGATGCCGTTCTGAACTGGCGCATACGGAAAGAACCACCGATACCAGTCGGTCCCTCCAAAACGGCACAAGTGTACACAAAATTGTAACTCACCGCAGCGCCGATCACGCCTTCGGGGTCCGCAATCGAATTACCGCCGCGAATAACCTTAACCTGGAAACGCTGCTTGGTGGGGTCCACAACCTTGCTAGGCCCGCGCCCTTCCAGATCAACCGCGCCGATTGCATTCTTACCGACGATATACATCGCGTAGGTATTAGGCGAACCGGGGGTAATCAGGACGTTCGTGGATTCGATCAGCTTACAACCGGCAACCGTGGTAATGGTCCCACGATCCTCATAGGTGTTGAGTACCGCCGGGTTGGTATACTTACGAATGTCGGCAAGACCACCAGCCGAGGGGTCGTTCACGATGTCGTAGGTGGTGAAGGGGTGAGCAATGGCGAGGAAGTTACCATCCGCCATCGGTTCCACGTCAACAGCCTGGAGTTGGGACCGGGCGTTACGCAGATCAGCGACTTTGTTATAAGTCCCCTGCGCCGTCAGATCGCAATCAGCGAATACGTTGTCGATGATTGTCCGGGTGATGGTATCAACCGTCAAGCCGCCCTGGTAGCCCAGGAGTTCCGAGGCCGAGGTAACGATGGGGTCAATAGCCGTGTCTTCCAGCAGGTCCGAGACGGTAATGAAAGAAGTATACTGAGAAACCGTCGCAGAGACGATCTTGGAGGTCATCGACTGCGAAGTACCAACAGTACCTTCGGTCGTGGGGGTCGTGGAGGCCGCGAGGTTCGAGTACCGGAACCACTGGACCGTTCGACCAGACATCTTGGGGACCTGATCCGCCATACAGGCTTCACGGAAGAGGAACTTCTTCTGAAGCCGGTCGAGGCCCTTTTTCTTGTAATATACACTCGCGAGGTGGCTGAGTGAGGCGGAACCAGTAGTGTTACCGGCGGGTGAGTAAGCCATAGGTTAGTTGTTTAAGTCTCCTAAATCTTTCGGAAGTTAATCTTGCCTTCCTAAAGAAATTGTAGCATGATTTACGGAGAGTATTTGATTATCGAATACTACCGGGCTTGGCGCGCAAACAAAGTCTCAATCTGGTCCGCAGTCATACTTTCAACCTGGTCCTCAAAGGAACCCTGGGGGCTAAACCCGGAGTTAGATCGACCAGCGGGGGGCGGGGTGCGGAGGTAAGGGTTATCTTCCCTGCGAGAGTTTCTTTCCTGCGCGGGTTTATGCAACAAACCCCGACGTTCTGCAACGGCATGAGCGGCTTCAAGGAGAGCTTCGTTAATTTGCGGTACACGCCCGCCGTTAAGCTCCCTGAGAACCTGCTCCATAGCCGCCGCGTTTTCGGGGGTAGGAGTATAATCCTTGTTGTTGGCTACAAAACGGTCGATTACATTCTGCTGGACGATTTGGTGAGTGGTCTGGAGGTTTTGCTTGATTAGTTCCGTGGGGTTCTTAACGCCGAACCGGAATTCATCCACGTATTCGGAGGCCAGGACCGGGTTGGTGGTCAGAAGGTCAACGTACTTAGACTGGTCGTCCTTCGTCCACTGCCGGGTGCCGTTGTCGTCGGTAACCTGTCGGCCAACCGGGCGGGGGTCTTCTCGCTGGGAGGTAGCCTGAGTAAGAGCCGCGTTTACAGCATTCGACGCTTCATCAGGGGAAGAGAAAGTCATCTCCTGCCCGCCGATTGTCATTTTGAAAGGCTGGGGTTCTGGGGTTGGGGCAGGCTGACCGGATTCGGCGGCGGCTTTCGCGGCTTCCTGGGCGGCAATTTCGCGGACGTATTTCTCTACATCAGCGTCGGTGAGGGTATTCGGGTCCATATGGGTAGGTGTTGGTTCCTTTAGTGAGGTTGTGGGGTGAAACGAGGTAAGGGAGGAACTGGGAGTTGCGTTCCTATAGGTATTTTAGCAGTTCTCTTGGTAGGGTGGGGGGATAGGGCGGCGTGGGCGAAGGAAAGGATCTTCATCTTCGGGGAGGAGGTTTTCCAATGCCGGTCGGTCCCGTTCCTCGTGGATGATCTCAGTCATCGCTTCGGGGAGGATACGCATTCTATCGACGATTTTCTTAGCCACCTGCCAGAGACGAGTGAGGCGCATGATTTCCGCTGGTGACTCCGCATTCTCCAGCCCCGCCAGCATCTCCCGGACTTCATCTTCCATGTGGGAGACGAAGGCCAGGTAGGCT